GTTTGATTAGCGTCAACAATATCTTGTGCTGTTTGTTCTACATCATACAACCTCATTTTACTACGGTCAACACCCACAATGAATGCTCTGTTTGTACTAGGGTCATTATATCTGTTTTTCAACTGTTTGATTTTAATTTGACCTAGTTGTTCTAGTTCGTCATTTGAAATCAAAGCGAACATAAAGTCTGCCGTAGCAGGCAGACCAAAACTTTCTGAAGTATCTTCAAGACCAATATCTGTACTGACAAAACCAGTTCTTGTGGTTTGTGTTGCACTAAAGATTGGTACATCAAACTCTACAGCAAGACCTCTAAGTTCTTCTGCAATTGCTTTTACATAAAAGTATGATGATATATTACCACCTTTAAATCTACTTGAAGAACAAATGTTTAGATAGTCAATAAAGATTGCATCTGGTTTAAAACTCTTCTTCAATGATAACTCATTCAACAATGCTCTAAAGTGACCACTATGAGCAGAAGCTGTTGGATATTCTTTGATGATAAGTTTACCTTTTGTCTTAGCTTGTATCTTATCCATCTTGTTATCATACAAATCTTTTGGCATGACATGTAAATCTTCCATAGATACATCAAGTAAGTTTGCATCAATTCTTTCTGCAATTCTTTCCTCTGCCATCTCTAATGTGATATACAATACATTCATACCTTGTGTCAAATAAGATGATGCTACATGACACATGAATAGTGATTTACCAACGCCTGTGCCTGCAAGAGCAATGTTCAAAGTTTTACTTGGAACACCACCTTTTGTAATTCTATTCATGTAATCAAGGTCGAATTGAAATCTTTTCTCTTTAGTATGGTACCAATCAAATCTGGATTTTGCATCTTCAATATAGTCATGGCCAACATGATTGTCAAACGACACGGCCAATGCATCTGATAAGATACTTGGTATTGCCTCTGGCGTCATCGCCTTGTCTTTGCCATCCAAGATTTTAATACCAGACAATACAGCATTATGTACAGCACGGTCTTTACAAAACTTTTCAGTAGTATCAATCAACCACTGTTCATCACTCTTCTCATCTGATAAACCTACAACATATTCTTTTATTGCTGTATGTTCTTCTTCATTAATATCTTTACGAGTATTAAGTTCAATTAAGATAGTTTCTTTTGTAGGAAGATTATTGTACTTATCAATAAACTTATACACTTCTTCAAATAGTAACTGTTCAGTTCTTGTATTGAAGTAATCCTTTTTAATAAAAGGTAATACTTTTCTAGTGTAATCTTCTCTGAAAAAGAGATTGCTCAGTATTGTGGTTTCTATTCTATTCAATTATTGCCGTCCCATTCTTTAGTTGTTCATCAAGTAATTCTACCAATATATCACCTATATAATTTATAAATTCTTGATTATCAAGCAGGTCTAAATCTCTTGGATTTTTTACTACTGTATAATCAAATGTCAAAGGTAATTTACCCTCAGCATCTTCTTCCACTTTTGGTGGTATGCCAACCTTACCATATTTGTAAATGGTATCGGCAAATGGTCCTTCGGTCAACTTAATACAAGTATGGTCTTCGCCCTCTTTTTGAGCAAAGACATATCTTCTATTCGTCTTCGTCAGAGCCGTAGCTGAATTTTCTTTTTGTGTACTCATCAATTTGGTCTAATACCTCTTTTGTAAAATATGTTTCAGGATTATCATTGATTGTTTTACCAAATTGTTTTGTACCATCTGGCAATTCAATTCTTGTTGATACTTTCTTAAAGATACCAGCCTCTTCTGCAAGTTCTAACAAACCATAGTGTCTATCTAAACCATGTTTGTATGATAATCTTACATCAATTTGTGCGTTCTCTTTAGTTATTCTGGACTTATAATTTTTACAATGTATAATATTACCTACTACTTCTGTACCCTCTTTTTCTTTTCGTTTACCTAAGTAGATTATTGATGAAGCAGCGTACTTCAAACCTGAACCGCCACCCATTTCTTTTTGTGGGAACATAGAACCAATAACATCATATGTGTGATTGGTCATAATCATAGGAACACCTGCTTGACCTAGTTTCAGTGTCAATACTCTAAATGTTGACTTTACAATCTGACTTCTAGTCATATCTCTAGTTTCTTTACCAGCGGCTGTATCATCCATTTCTTTTGTAGTCGATAACATACCTAAACTATCTAAGACAAACATTATAGGTTTTCTCTCAGACTTATCTTGAGCAATGTATTTGTCTAATACTGTCAATGATTGTGTTCTAAATTCTTGTACTGTTGATACAGGCATTACAACTAATCGTTTACTATCAATGCCTCTACTTTCAACCATAGATTTTGATACTGCACTTTCACTTTCAAAGTAGATAACACCAGCATCTGGATCCTTATCTAAGAAAGCCTTTACAATACCTAATGCGAAAAAGGTTTTACCTGTCGCAGCTTCACCGGCGATTGCCGTAATTCTACTATCTGGTAGTCCACCATAAATTGAACCACTTAGTAAGGCATTAAATGAATATGAACCTGTGTCAATGAAATTATCTACATCACCACCTGTGCCGTCACTTGCTAGTGAGGCATACTCATTGCCTGTTTGTTTGATTATATCTTTTAAAAAATCACTCATCATTTCTCCTTAGTTTCATATAATATACCATAGTTTAGTATGAATGGCAAGCTTATCTGATAATATCAATTTCAGCATCTTTTGTCCATATTTCTAAATCATTTCTGATACGGTTTTCTTCTTTTAATTTGTTGTATCTTTTGGTGGCTATTTTCTTCCACCATTCTACAACTCCAGGTACGGTATATCTATCATAGTTATCTGCTTTGACAATCTTATCTGTCTTACCATTTATAATATCTATATAGTTTTCTATACCATAATTACTTGTGTAATATCTTTTTTGTTCGGTCAAATTCTTTGCATTTGCAATGGTAGTTTTAAACTTTTCTAGTTCATCACCATCAAGGGCTTTCTTTACAAGACCAATAATACCAGTGGTCATTTTAAGTTTACGACTTGATGCATCTACTTTTACTAGTTGACCTTTACCAATAATATTTTCAACATACTCTACCATATCTAGGTATGGTTTACCATGCATCATAGGAATAAAATCTGACATTGTATTACCTTTGTATCTTAGAAATGGTTTCATTCCGTCATACATCGAAGCGCCTTTTGTTTTCCCATATAAAGATGTGGTTTCAAATAGCACCAGGTTCATACCATACTTTTCATTCAACTTTTCCCTAACATAGTGTGAACAACAGATGCCAGCCAATAACTTACCACCGAGATAATTATAACCAAAGGGCTGACAAGGCACAATAACAAAACCCATAATGGCTGTTTTGTTAAAAACAGTGAGATTAGGGACATTACCCAAGAGGTCATTCCTAGGTTTACAATTAATAACAGGACTACCAAAACGGATAAAGCCCAAAAACTTATTAGTAATCTTATCTTTGACGGCAAGTTTCAATGCCTTTCCTGGAATAGATACCATATTACTATGGGAAGAAATCATATTTATGCAACTGTCCCATGTGTGATTATCTAGTTCAACAATTTCAATGTCCATGTCTTGTGGTGATATGGTAAAATCATCAAACATATCACTATCAAACCCCATACCAGGAAGAGAAGTCGGTAAACTTTCTATCTGAGCCATTTTCTGGTCACGCATGTATTGGTCTATTCTGTCAAACTGACCAAAGTAGTCATTAAATATATTAGCACAATGTAGTGCTTGCTCTCTATCTAGGGTCTTCATTGTTCCATATCCATAATAAAATTGCCATCAATAATAAGGGTATTATACTATATAATATTGCTAATGGCAAGCCAAAACTATCCAAAGAATGCCTCCAGGTTAGCAGTTGGTTCTGCTTTCCAGTTTATTGCGTCTAGTATAAATCGCATAGGGTCAAGAAAGGTCTTGTCAAACATCATATTGTAATCAACATACTCTTGTAATTTAAACTCTTCTGGTAATGTGGTCACATAACTAATCACATCAAACTTGAATGGATTGGCAGGTATTAATTTAATAAATTTAATCTTATCGCCTTCTTGTACAAGAGGATATTTGTTCTGCAATCCTAGTTCTTCAATTTTATGATTATATATCAATGCACCTTTCACATGGATTGGTGTACCTTTAACAAAGATGTTACTTGCATCACGATATTTTCTAAGATTGTTACAAGACCTTGGAAACGATACGGCTTCTGCTGGTAACTTCATAAATTCTTTTCTAAAATCTGAAATGTGTTTATGTAAGTCATGTTCTTCTTTGCCCATAATTACAGTAATCGCTTCTTTAATTTTACCACGACACACCTGAGGTGTACTAGACTTGACTGCTTCAATCCCCATAAGTTTCAACTTAGGGTTAGCAAGTCTTACGCCCTCTTCGTCTAGTACATTCAGCATGTATCTTTTCTTGGCAATCCAAATACCTTTGTTGGCGATAACTTCTCGTTTCATCACCATTGCATTTTTAAATGCGTTAGAATAATCTGCTAGTTCAGTAAACCACTTTTCGATTTCTGGTTCAAACTTCTGTTCACAAACCTTGTTTAGAAAATCTACAATCTGGTCATCTGTTTTACCTTGACATGTTGCCTCAACTAATTTATCAAGTCGAACATAGATACTATCTGTATCTGAAGCCACAACATAATCTTTATTATCAGTTTTCAATATCTTGTTTAGATATTTATTCATGTGGTTTTCAACAAAACGAATGATAAACTGACCAGCAGTTGTGATACCAGCGGCCTGTCGTACATCATAATATCTAAAGTATTGATTACCAACTGCACCATAAGCTGAGTTCAAGGCAATCTTTCTTGCCCATTGAATATTATGGCATCGAGCAATCTCTCTTTTAAGTGTGACATCACCAGTCTTTTCGAATTCAATCTTTGCCTTAATCATTCGCTTCTTGTAAATCACTCGTTCTTTGTACATCTTCTCCATCATCTCAGATAGAAAACCTTGACTATCTCGTTTGAACATTGCACCGTTTGGTGTCATGGTCAAATCATTCTCTTTAAGAAAATCTAAATCAAGTTTTTTGTGAAGCATCTTTTCAACACCAGGAATAGTATCGTGAGAACCATATAGTTTTTCTGGTGAGATATTGTATTGAATAAGAATATGTGGATATAGAGAGTTGATATCAAATGAAACCATCCACTTGTGTTGACCAGGTATAGGGTCTTTTACATATGCACCCTCATACTTGGAATCCTTTGTGTGTTCTTCTCTAGGTGGTACACATATCTTTCTCTCCATCAAATAGTTTGCAATCAAGGTATCCCACACTCTAACTTGTGAGAATATATCATCATAGTTTACCTTACTTTCATATGCAACAGTAAGTGACAGGTCAATAAGACCAAGTTTATCTTCTAGTTTATCAACAATCTCAACATCTTGTATGTTGTAATCGACAAACTTTTGAAAGTCTTTCTCATAAAATTCTTTGAATGTGCCGTAAGGATTTTCATTCTTTGGTTGTTTTAGTTCTAGTTCGCCAATGAAATCTAGTTTGTAACTCTCTTGCCTTGTTGGTATAAACCACTTGTACAAGTCAAGGTAATCTAGTACAGCAACACCTTTGATATCATATACAGTTTGTACACGACCTTGTGTTCTGACTTCTTTTGCTTCTGCAATATTCCAAGGTGACATTTTGTTTGCCACTTCACTACCTGCAATTGCTTTAATTCTGTTCATCAAGTATGGCATGTCAAAGAATTTACAATTCCAACCAGTGACAACATCTGGATAGTTTTTAATCCAGAATTTCATAAACTGAAATATTAATTCTTTCTCATGTTTACAATAAACATAAGTTACATCTGGTCTATCGTTCTTGTATTCGCCGATACCCCATGTAATGATTTGTTTGTTAGATTGATTTTTTACTGTAAGACAAATAATTGTTTCTTGTGGATTTTCTACATCAGGAAAACCTGCTTCACAAGTTGTTTCAATATCAACTGTGAAAATCTTAATCAAATCTTTTGACCATTCAATATCTTTAGGATATTCTTGGCCGATATACTGATAGTGATATCTTTCTAAACCATAAACAGGCGACCTCATCTCGGTCATCTCTTTACGAAAACGCCTAGCATCAAAGATATTATCTAAAGTAAAAGGTTTTAGGTTTTGACCTTGTAGATTTTTGTATGGTGATTTTTCATTAGTAAGAGAATAATGAGTTGGCATAAAATCCATTCTCTGTTTATAATCTTTACCATTCTTAATACCTCGTACAAGAAGTTTACCACGGTGTTCTATAACATTTTTATAAAAGTTCATCATTCCTCAACATAACAATTAGACCATTATGGTCTTTATTCAATTCAATTTGACAGGCCAACCTGCTTACACCTGGCTTGTAACCTTTCTTATATTCCAATAAGTCGATTTCAGGAGTATTATAATCTATTTTACCAAGTTTGTCAAGCCACATATCTCCAATATAAACATGACAAGTACCACACGAGCAAGTACCACCACAAGTTGCTGGTATTTCTTCAATGGGAGGATCCGAGTGAAATTTAGCGGCCTCCATGAGTGTCGTTCCTTCTGGTACTTTAACTTTCTGGACATAAGTAACTTCCCCCACTTCTCTGTGAAAGAAAATGGTTATCATACTTTCGGCAGTTTTGCTTCAGTTATAAGTTTTGATTGTGATGGTGTTGCTTTGATAAGACCTGAAGTATTTTCAGCATAGTTATCTGCAATATCTTTTTTAGGATTAATCATAGTGATAACTTTATCTTTATCTACTGTGATTTCGGCATCATCTGTATATGGTTGCCATGGTGACAACATCAATTGTACAGGTTGTCCTGGTGCCTGTTGTCTTGGTATCAATACGAAAGACTTTTTAACCTTAACTTCGGTATCCGTCACTTCGATATCACCAATTACATCTTCGCCTGTTGCCAAACGAATTATCTTAATATTCTTCATACTCACTCCTTCATTATTTAAACATTATAACACAACTGACCTAATTTGGCAAGCTGTATTTCGTTGTTATTACATATTTTCTTTGTGGGTTTACCATGACATTTAATGTATTCATAAATGCACGGTCAAGAAGAATAGGTGTTCTATCTTCTCTATCATCAATGGTAAATTCTACATCTTTGTAAAAACCACCAGCGAATTCTACATCTAGTTTTACGACATATCGGTCTTCATCATAATCTCTTAGGCCACCAACTTTGATTTCTTCTTTACGAACAATATCAGAAGTTATTGTTTTGCCGAGAAGAGACCATCTAATTTGTCTACCAGATACCGAAAACTTATCACTATGTATGACAGGCATGCCTGAATTACCAGTGTCAAACTTAGCAATAATTTCTCCAAAAGGTTTGATTGTGACCACTTCTTTGTAGCCACACTCCGTTGGAGTAGTATATCTATTTCCTTTATCAGCAAAATGCTGGATAACCTCACGAGATATGTTCTGATTACTCGCATCTTCAATTCCCTCAGTTCCAGGTGATGAGTTCACCTCTAGCATAAATGGCGGTTCTTTATCTCTATTCTTACTAGGTATAAAATCAACTGCCGACCATGTCCCGTTTACTGCTTTAGCAGCTCTAAGACTTTC